AAACATGGATCAGACATTTGAGACCGTGCGGACAGTAATGCTCGGACCCTACAAAGAGAGCGGCTTCTGTACCGTTGCCGCTGTCGCTTGCGCGTTCAACTGGAGCGCAGGCAAGGCGCACCGTCACATGAAAAAGCATGGCAGACCAAGACGCGGCGGGCCTAGTTGGGACAACTTCCGAAAGGCAGTCGAGGCGGCTGGACAGAAGGCAGGGCGAGAGGTAGTATTCACACGAGCATTCGATGGAATGACCATTAACAGGTTCAGGAAAGAGCGTCCACGCGGCACATATATCATCGGTGTCAACGGCCACGCTCTATGTCTGAAGGACGGCGAGTTCATGGACTGGACCGCACAAACGGCAGGTCGCCGCAAGATAGCACACAGCGCACCGTATGGTGTAGCAATCATTAAGTAAAAGGGAGACTCAACGATGAGACTACGACAACTAGGAAGCAACAAGACAGAGGTCATCTACCACACAGGACTTCGTGTCTTCTTCAGCTACGAGACGCCAGTGGCGGCACAACTAGCCAGCGGCGAGATACTCCGCACAGAGAAGAAGTGGAGCGTCACCACGTCCAAGCATATTACCCAATGGCTAGAAGGCAGAGAGTTTACCTTATGCCCACAACTACGGATACAGGAGTTGGTGGAATGAATCCGAAGGCCGTTTGTTTAGCAGATGATACAGTTTTACAGTCTATATTTTTCTACAGCGCAAATGAGGTGACAGCATGACAGACGATACCTTATGGCTTACAAAATATAGAGACACGGGCCAAGTAAATATCGAGACAGATACGAAAGTTTTAAAGCGTCTTGGCGTGGTAGATTTTGAAGTAGCGGAAAAAGTTTTTTACAGCTTCTGGTTTAGCGATGAAAGACCAAAAGAAATACGTCACTTAAAAGGAAGGATAAAATGAATCCGACACTACTTGACATCGCAATTTTGTTCAGCTTTATACCTGTTTGGGCGTGTTTTTGCGCCCTGTATGAACACCTCACAGACCCGCGCACACGACGACGACGCCAACGCAAGGCACGACGTGCGAAACTTAGACGACGACTAGAAAAGCAAGGGAGACTCCTACGATGAGCGAACGATACAACTACACAAAGCTAATGGGTCGCGATCCTTACAAGCACGGAAGCATCGGGGTCGAAGATCTGATTGACCTTTACGAACACCCTGTGTATGGTGAGGACGCGCCAGTCATAGCAGTGCAACACGAACGCCAGCTTGCATGGGATACAGGATTCTATGATCCGTGGGACGACGACGGCGACCAAGAAATAATCATCGAACAAATGTATGAATTACTAGAGGACTTAGGATTATGAGCGACGAACTAATCAGGCAGAAATTATTCGACCTTGGGGTGCAACTTGAGGAAACACACAACGCTTTGAGGTTGAACGGAATCGGCTTGCCTTGCGAGGTAGGAGACACTGAGGATATGATGGACTGCATCCGTCAGCTACAACTGCGGATCGGCAGGTTCGAGAACGAGTGCCGACCCAAGAAAGTTTACCGCGTCGAAGTCAACTACGTAGCGTCCCGAATAGTGGACGTGTTAGCCAAGGATGAGGACGAGGCACACGAGGCGGCGACTGAATTTGCGGACGAACAAATGTCTCTTGATTCCTCGTGGGACTGGTACCTAGACAACCATGACACAACTGAGGAGTTCGATGAGGAAGACGTGTTGTACCCAGACGTGGAGGTGTAATGAAACGTCTTAAAAATCTGAAATACCATATGACACAAACGGAGGTGGCAAAGGAGTTGGGGTTGTCCCGTAGTCAAGTTGACTTGATCGAACGCAAAGCGTTACGAAAGATAAAGGATGATCCTAAACTCCGGCGCTACGTGCCAATACTTAAAGAATACTTGGAGGCTATAGATGAACGACCGACACCAGAAGACCCGCAGGACTATGTATGTTGACGATGTTAGGGTTTACCTACAGGTCGAACTTGTTTACCACATGCTGGCTGGTGAGCCTTACATATCAGAGGCTCTGATAACAGGAGGGAAGGAAACGATAGACGTGTGGAACTTCTTAGATGAAGAGGTTCGGGAACAACTGCACGATGCCGCCTTCGAAGAGGAAGGTATTGACGCAGAGGAAATTTCATGCTACCCTCAAAACTGTTAAGACAAACAGGGAAGAGAGAAACATTAAAACTTTAATTGAAAGGTATCTCTAATGACAGATATTACAAGACGACAAATGATTGAAGAGATTGTCGAGTACCAAGTCAACCATGCTTCTGTGCATGAACTCCTTAGCTACGCCACTGTTGCCTTGTTCGGCATGTTGGATATGGCAGACGACGAGGAAGTTGTCGATCAGTACATGATGTTAGGAGGCGCAGATGACCTTCACTAAAACGCACCAGCCTTGTCCTGACTGTAACAGCAGTGACGGCTTATCTTACAACGACGATGGATCTAGTAAGTGTTTTGTTTGTGACACGTTCACTCCTAACAGTGACGGACCTTACGAGTCCTTCGACTCTTACGAAACCAAGAAGCCTGCGTTCACCAACGAACAACACGCTCTCCTAACAGGCGACTACCGATCTGTGACTGAGCGTTTACTTACAGGTGCAACGGCGAAGCATTACACAGCACTTAAACGTGGCGACAATATGACGTTTGGATACTATGATCCTGACGACCCGACAAAACCAATCGCTTCTAAGACTAGAACACCAGACAAACGGTTCACTATTGCCGGAGACTGGAAGCGGGTAGGTTTATTCGGACAGCATCTCTTTAGTGGTGGCGGTAAGTATGTAACTATTGTTGAAGGTGAGTATGATGCACTCGCTGGGTACCAGATGACTGGTTCAAAGTTCCCTGTTGTGTCCGTACGTAACGGCGCATCTTCGGCGGCAAAGGATTGTCGCCTTTTTTATGACTGGCTGGATAGCTTCGAGACTGTTGTCATTTGCTTTGACGCAGATGAGGCTGGACAGAAAGCCGCCAAGGAATGTGCAGACATCTTTGGTAGCAAGGCACGCATCGTTAAGCATACGAACGGATTCAAGGATGCTTGCGACTACCTCATGCAGAATCAAGCCGACGCATATACAAAGGCATGGTGGTCCGCTCAACCCTACACTCCTGAGGGTATCGTAGGCGCAGGCTCACTTCGTGATCTAATCAAGAAGCCACTATCCAAGGCAGAGGTGCAGTACCCCTTCGAGGGACTGAACAAACACCTGTACGGCATACGCACGGCTGAACTGGTGACGATCTGTGCAGGCTCTGGACTGGGCAAGTCAACGCTACTGCGTGAGGTGGTGTCCTCTATCATGGGACAGACCGACGACAACCTTGGGTTGATGTTCCTTGAGGAGACACCTGAACGTACCATGCGTGGTCTTGTAGGTCTTGAACTGAACAAGCCTATCCACCTACCTGACTGCGAGTACGAAGACCAAGACATCGACCAAGTGTACGATGCGATGGACTACGAGAATCGTGTCTTCCTATGGGAACACTTCGGTAGTAACGAGATCGAGAACGTACTGGGACGGATGCGTTACTTCGTCAAGGTGCTGGGCGTACGTTATATCGTACTGGATCACGTCTCCATCCTCGTGTCAGATCAAAGCAACGGCGACGAGCGACGAGCCATTGACATGATAATGACTAAGCTTCGCACGTTCGTTCAAGAGATGGGGATATGTATGTTCCTTGTCAGTCACCTGAAGAGACCAGAAGGTAAGCAGTTGGAGGATGGTGCTGTCACTAGCCTTGGTATGTTACGCGGCTCTGCGTCTATCGCACAGTTGTCCGATGCTGTTATCGGAGCGGAGCGTAACAGTCAGAGCGACGACCCTATCCAACGCAACACTACAACGCTACGTGTCTTGAAGAACAGGTACACAGGCAAGACAGGCAAGGCTTGTGATGTCTTCTACAACGAGGTTACAGGCAGACTAACAGAGAGGGATACTTCAGATGCCTTATAAACTTAACGACCATGAGAAGCGTCTCATCGAGGACGTAGCAAGAGGCAGGCAGGAGAACAACCTGAAGCACGGCTTCACTGAGATGAAGGTAGGCGATGGATCGTTCGAGTCTGTTGACAGGAACGGGGTGGCGGGTGAGTGGGTAGCCTCCCGCTTGCTCAATGTCTCGATGGATTTACGCACGGACTACGAGGATCCTAAGCTGGTACCTAGTTGGGACTTGGCTTTCTTTGGAACCATAGATGTCAAGACGACAACGTACTCCAATGGTTCCCTGCTTGTACCACGTCACAAGTACCCTAAAGACTTAGAGTTGATCGACCACTACTGTCTGGTCACTGGTGACTGGGACGAAGGCTATATGGTAAGAGGCTTTGCTAAGTCTTCAGATGTACTACAACAAGGTAACTTAGTTGCTATGCGTAAACATAAGCCGGACGTGTTATCTTATAGACTGTTTCAATCGGAATTGATTCCGTTAGTGGAGTTCTATAATGAGATGTTTGGCTTGTAATGTACTGATGACAGACTACGAAGCGACCCGTCGCTACTTAGACAGTCAGGAGTTTGTGGATCTTTGTAATCGGTGTTATGCTGTGACGCTAGACGATAGCGAGACAGTTGATCGCTCAGATTTACGTACACTTGCAGACATCGAGGAGACAATATTCTATGAGCAAGATTGGGAATTGGATTATCCAGCAGGAACAGTTGACGGAGATGTTTAACCGACAACAAAACCCTGAAGCTAACGAATTGAACGAGGCTTACAATGAGTACCGTTTATCTAGATATAGAAACAACACTGGATCACCAGACAATATGGTGCGCCGTGACAAAGTGCAACGGAGAGATCTCGGTTCACACTGGACCAGATTCCTTGAGGAGTGTGCTGAATGACGCCACACAAATCATCGGACACAACCTTATTGGCTTCGATTGCCGTGTTCTCGATAGTGTTTGGGACGTACGCATTCCTAGGGATTCTGTTGTGGATACTCTCTACCTCTCCAGACTCTACAACCCCAGCCAAGAAGGAGGACATTCACTGCGTAGCTGGGGAGAGAGACTGGGAGGACAAGGAAAGATAGACTTCACTGACTACGACGGCGGTCTCTCTCAAGAGATGATCGACTACTGTATTCAGGACGTGGAACTAACTGAACAAGTACACCTCTGGCTAGATCTCAACATGCAAAGTGAAGGATTCAGCCAGCAGTCTATTGACCTTGAACATAAGGTAGGCTGGTCCTGCATAGAGCAGGAGCGTAACGGTTTCAAGCTTGACATACCGTACGCACAAAAGCTTAGCGCCGATCTCATGTTTGAGATGAACAACATCGAGGCAGAGATGCAGGAGTTGTTCCCGCCTATCGTTGAAGAGCGATGGTCTGAGAAGACAAACAAACGTCTCAAGGACAAGGTGACAGAGTTCAACCCAGCTTCACGCAAGCAGATCGCAGAGCGACTGACGAGTGTAGGTGTGGTGTTCACTAAGAAGACTGAGAAAGGTAACATCATCGTGGACGAGAAGGTCCTCGAAGGTATCAATCGACCTGAAGCCAAGGCTATAGCTAGGTACATGATGTTGCAGAAACGTGTGTCTCAGATTGATAGCTGGTTAAAGTCTGTCAAAGGTGGCAGGGTACACGGACGTGTTATCACTAACGGAGCAGTGACTGGCCGAATGACACACCAGTCTCCTAACATGGCACAGGTACCAGCAGTGTCCGCTCCGTTTGGAACAGAGTGTCGCAGTTGCTGGACTGTTGACGAAGGTAATAGGCTAGTGGGTATCGACGCGAGTGGTCTCGAACTACGGATGCTGGCTCACTACATGGACGATGAGGGGTACACCAATGAGATCCTCAATGGGGATATTCATTCAACTAATCAACGATCTGCGGGACTTCAGACACGAGACCTTGCGAAGACATTCATATATGCGTTTTTGTATGGGGCCGGAGATGCTAAGATCGGATCTATCGTCGGAGGAAATAGTCATACTGGGCGACAACTTAAAGAAAGATTTTTATCAAACACGCCTGCTCTTGAAAGACTTCGAGGAGTTATTAATCGCGAGGCTGGACGAGGCTATCTTGATGGACTCGACGGACGAAAACTCAGAGTCAGATCCGAACACGCCGCTCTAAATACTTTACTCCAAGGTGCTGGTGCTATCGTAATGAAGCAAGCCTTGGTGATCCTGTCCGATAAACTAAAGAACATACCGCACAAGTTCGTGGCAAACGTGCACGACGAATGGCAAATAGAAACAACAGAGTACTACGCTGAGACCGTTGGTCGTATCGGTGTACGCTCTATCCGAATCGCTGGTGAGATGCTGAGCCTACGGTGTCCGTTGACTGGCGAATATAAAGTAGGCAATAACTGGGCCGAAACTCATTGACGTGAGTTGACTCCCGTAGTACAATCTGCACTGTAGTTAACAAGGAGAATACTATGACTGCAAACAAGCTACCACCTATCACTGTCAAGGGTAAGGTGTATTGGTGTGAACGTCACAAGCTAAATAAGTTCAGCAACAAGTACCAAGTTCAGCTTGGAAACCTGAGTGAGAAGGCTATCGAAGCCATAGAAGAGATGGGCATTGCACCTAGCAACAAAGGTGACGAACGTGGCTTCTTCATTACGATGAAGTCCAAGAACCCTCTCCGTATCTCAGATGAGAGCGGGACTGAGATCCCTGAAGACGTACTCATCGCTAACGGATCGGAGGCTGTGTCTGTTGTAGGTTACTACGACTGGTCTGTCGGTACAGGTCGATCACCTTCAATGATTAAGATGAAGGTCACCAACCTTATCGAGTACACTGACGCACCCTCTGACGCGGACGCTTTGTGATCCTGATTGACGGAGACATCGTAGCTTATCGCTGTGCATTCAAGTGCAACGATGAATCAGAAAAGACTGCCTGTTACACAACGGGCAGTTTTCTTTCTGATCTGATTAGCGATCTGTTTACTAAGATAGATGGCGAACCAGACTACCGTGTCTTCCTTACAGGTAAGGGTAACTTCCGTAATGACATTGCTGTTACGGCCCCGTACAAGGGTAACCGTAAAGACAAAGAGAAACCTGTACACCTTGAGGCAATACGTCAGTATCTAATCAGTGATTGGAACGCTGATGTATCTGAAGGTGAGGAGGCTGATGATACGATTGCTATCGCCGCGACGGCTGAAAGTATTATCGTTAGCCTTGACAAGGACTTCAAGCAAGTGCCGTGTAGACATTACAACTACAACAAGCAGGAGTTAGTAGAAGTTACCGAAGCTGAGGGACTGTTGTTCTTCTACCAGCAGATCATCATGGGTGATCGAGCCGACAATATCATGGGTGTCCACGGTATCGGTGAGAAAAAATCACTCAAGCTGTTAGATGGCTTGTCTGAGATGGATATGTACAACAAGTGTATTGAACTCCTCGAATCAGAGGAGCGTGTGATTGAAAACGCTAGGCTACTGTGGTTACGACGCGAGCCTAATCAATTATGGGAGCCACCAAGTGAAGAGAAGCAGAAAGAATCTACCTAGAGGTTACGATAGCTGGTTCGAGTATGATCTTATGCAACAGCTTACAGCTTGCAAGTATCACACGGACGGCTTGACATACACCCAAGTCAAAACGTACGAGCCTGACTTCATCTATCGCAACGGTAAGTACACAACTTATATCGAAGCAAAGGGGAGGTTCAGGGATCGTGCAGAGGCGAGGAAATATGTTGACATCGCAACGGGCCTTAGCAAGACGGAGGAACTTGTATTCATCTTTCAAAACTCAAGAGCCGCCATGCCAGCGGCACGAGTTAGAAGTGACGGTACAAGATACACAATGGAAGAATGGGCAGACAAGCAAGGATTCCGCTGGTTCACAGCAGAAACCTGTCCTGCCGAATGGAGTAAGTGATGACTCGACATCTAGTAATACCTGATACTCAGGTTAAGCCAGAGCATAATGTAGACCACCTGTACTGGGCGGGACGTTATGCTGTGGAGACTAAGCCTGATGTTATCGTTCATCTTGGGGATCATTGGGACATGCCAAGCCTCAGTAGCTATGACGTTGGTAGGAAGTCATTCGAGGGACGGCGATATGTCAATGACATTGAAGCTGGTAACAGGGGAATGGATGCGTTCATGTACCCTATTCTCAAGGAACGGGATCGCTTAACGCGTAACAAGAAACGTACGTGGAACCCACGCATGGTATTCCTGTTAGGCAACCACGAGCAACGCATCGAACGTGCAATCGAAACAGACTCAAAGCTTGAGGGACTGATGTCGTATGATGACTTCAACCTTAAAGACTGGGAGGTTGTACCGTTCCTTGAACCTATCATCATCGACGGTATTGCCTACTGTCACTACTTCACAAGTGGTGTTATGGGTAGACCAGTATCAAGTGCAAAGCTAATGCTTCAGAAGAAGTTCATGTCCTGCATCATGGGCCATGTACAAGATCGAGACATAGCTTATGCACGTAAGGCAGACGGTAGTAGTATTACCGGACTGTTCGCTGGCATCTACTACGTACACGACGAGGAATATCTGACGCCTCAGACTAACGGTAGCTGGTCTGGGATCTGGGTGTTGAATGAAGTCAACGATGGATCCTTTGACGAGTTGCCTATCAGTATGAACTACCTCAGAAGGAAATACGGATGAGCATCGACAACGCTACACCAGCAGAGTGGGACCGTGCCGCTAAAGCTACACAGCGACAGGTAGGAGGTGACCACTACAAGCGCTTCAACATACAACCTATCGACTTCATTATGGACAATGAACTAGATTGGTGCGAAGCTAACGTGGTTAAGTACGTCACTCGCTGGCAATACAAGAACGGCATGGAAGACTTACGTAAAGCCATGCACTATTTACAACTACTAATTGAGAGGGAAAACAGCTTATGATGGACGCGTATCAACAGTACATACATAAGTCTCGCTACGCTCGTTACTTACCTGACGAGCAACGGCGGGAGACATGGGAAGAAACAGTCAACCGTTACCTAGACTTCTGGTGTAAGCGTGTTGACTTCAATGAGTTCGATCACTCAGAAATTTTCACTGCTATACACGAACTAGAAGTCATGCCTAGTATGCGAGCGTTAATGACAGCAGGCAAGGCTCTGGATCGTGACAACGTAGCAGGGTTCAACTGTAGCTACATGCCTGTACTCATGTGCGGTACAGGTGTAGGCTTCAGTGTTGAGCGACAGTACGTCAACAAACTACCAGAAGTAGCAGAGGACTTTCATGACACCGATACCGTTATATATGTCTCCGATAGCAAGATTGGATGGGCAAAAGCATATCGAGAACTTATCAGCCTGCTGTATTCAGGTCAGCTTCCAAAGTGGGACGTATCTGGAGTACGACCTGCAGGGGCCGCGCTTAACACTTTTGGAGGTAGAGCGTCTGGTGCGGAGCCTCTTGTTGATCTCTTTAAATTTACCACCGAGGTCTTTCGGGACTCTGCTGGACGTAAACTGTCTTCCATCGAATGCCACGATATCTGCTGTAAGATTGCACAGATCGTTGTCGTCGGAGGGGTTCGTAGGTCCGCTCTTATCAGTCTTAGTAACCTCACTGACGACCGCCTTCGACGATGCAAGTCAGGACAGTGGTGGCAAGACAACCCCCAACGTGGACTAGCCAACAATAGTGCCTGTTACACAGAGAAGCCAGACTTTGAAGCGTTCTTGAACGAGTGGAGTAGTTTGTATGAGTCAAGATCAGGAGAACGCGGTATGTTCTCTAGAGTTGCAAGTCAACGACAAGCTGAGAAGAACGGCAGACGAGATGCTACCTATGATTTTGGAACTAATCCATGTAGCGAGATCAT